CTGATACTTGCGTTCTTTCTCATAGTCTCCCGGAGATATATCTTGACCAACCATATTAGCACCGTGAAGTATAGCACCCCACTTAGCCAGCTTCCAAGGTCTCTTAAGAGCAGTCTCAGCTAGTATAGGAGCAACCCTATATGTGTATGCTATGAATGGCAAGGCAGATTCTCTAAGCATTCTAATTCCTGGGGCTGAAATTTCATAGTCTAACATAGCTCTTCTAGCAAATCTTGCAGCTTCATCCGGAGTAGCCCCGTTAGCTAGTTGAGTTTTAAACGCACCTAGTCTAAACACTTGGTCTTCTACTTGATATAAAGTATCCATAGGTGTTTGCTTAGCAAACCCTTTTACTCTATCCCACCCTCGTTGTAGCATACTTGAAAACTCAACATCATCTTTCTTTTTCATACTCATATACTTCTTAAATATAGAGTTCTCATAATCTGTTAATTCTCTAGACATCATATCAGCATCAAAGACACCTAATGATTCTGCTAATTTAAATTCCTCTGACTTCTCTCCTTTAGATTTAGCTCTAAAGAAATCACCGCCAGCACTCCTAAGTTGTTTCCAATCACCGTCTAGCAAATCGTATAATATAAAATTAGAGCCTACATTGTTTGTATGTACTGTAGGATTAAGAGTAGTCTTACCTCTCTTCCAAAACTGTAGTGCTTTATGGTGAAACTTAGTAAGCCCACCAAACTTTCCATCACCTCTGTTCCATCTCTTGTAAGCGTTGGCTGTAGTTAAGTCTGTGTATACTTCTTTAGGAACATACTTACCTGCAAGAGAACCAAACTCTTTTACTTGTGTTCCTTTAACAGAAGTTGTAGGTATTCTCCTATAATTATCTGGGTCTAAAACATCATTAAGAGAATCATAAACTACTTTCTCTCCGTCTATAACCATCTTATTTATATCATCATAGAATTTAAACGTGGCTATATCGTTAGTCATTAAGTTACCAGTCTTAGCCATAGCAAATCCTGCACTTAATACTTCTCCCATCTTAGCTCTATCTTCAGGGGACCAATCTCGATTTACTCTTACAGTTTTTCTACCTAGACTTTCACTTCCCTCAATAACTTTCCAACCGTCTTTTAAATGTTTATCTAAAACACCTTGAGATATAGTTTTGGTTTCACCCCTACGCATAAACTCTTCACCAAAAACTTTTATTTCTTTTTCAGCCTGCCTTCTTTTTTTCATAAAAGGAGTCTGATGTTTTTCATAAGAACGATATAAATATTTACCTTTGTTCTCTTTATATATTCCTTTGTCTAGTATTTTTAAATCAACTAGCTCTTGTCCTATTTCATCGACAAGCTGCCTACCTTCTTTAGTTAAGTCTTTTAGATTACCGGGAATGTTACTCTCTTCACCAGTAAGAATCTTATACAATAGTTTGTCATCTGCTAAACTAAGTTGAGAATATTTAGATAGAACTTCATCAAATCTAGAAGCCCACTGTTGTTCTGTTTGTCTTCTATTCATCTTAACATTGACATACTCTTTTGGAAGACCAAAGTTATCAATAAAGTATTTACCAAAACTCTGACCTAAAGAACTTTGTTTGATTGCTTCTCCTCCCCTTTTCATTTGAGAGTATATAGGAGCACCGACATTAGCACCCACTGTAGATGTAGCTTTAGATATAAAACCTAAATCACTAGCTACTTTCCCAGTATCTATTGATACACCTAAGTCAGCATAACCTTTTTTCAAAGCAGGTAACATTGAGTTTGTAAATTTAAACATAGCAGGAGAAAGAACGCCACCGCCTACAGTACCATAAGCCATATTAGATACTCTGGTTTGTCCTTCTGCTTCATCTACATAGCCAAGAGGTGATGACAGAGCACCAACCATAGCACCTGCTTTAGCAGCACTCCAAAGATTCTTAGCTTTCATACCCGGTATAACCCAACCTACAGGGTCTCCTATTAAACCTGCAGTATAGGCTGCAAGTATAGTACCACCGTACTCAGGGTTAGATATGTACTCATTGAGCTTAGCCATATCTTCAGCCATCTCTTCTTCTTGTATGTTAAATAATTGTTTGATTCCACGATAGGTATCAGCAGCCCCTAGGCGTGCAGCAAATGCAGCCTTGTCTGCTATTGAATCTTGTTCATATGTTTGTCCTAAAGAAGGTGTTTGTGCAAAACCTTGTAAACTTATAGTGTTAGTTTTAGGTTGCTCCTCTCCATCTTTAAACTTTGATAAGTCTATAGTTGCCAAGTTGACTCCTTTTATTTAGGCATTACTCTTGCGTTGGGCAGTGTGATTCCTTGTCTTTGAAAGTAATTAAAATTTCTAAACTTCCAATCTTGAAAAGCCTTTCTAGTCTTTTCGTTTTTAACCTCAATAAATTGTGGCATTTTTAAAGTATATCTACCGTCCCCATTTTTTTCTGCTGTGTCAAACTGAGTAACTTTAGTTTTAAGAAGACCTAGAGACCAAGCATCCGAACCGAACCCAGATTTAATTGGATTTTCTGGAGCAGAATCTTTGTGTTCTTTAGGTTTTAAAATGTTAATAACAAACTTTTTAATGTCTTTTACTGTGTCCGCTATAATATTTCCATTCTCTTTAACTACCTCATCAAATGCTGTAGTGTCTCCCATTACTACATCACTATTATCAATAGCATTCATAGTTTGAGCAGTCACTGTTTGGTTTGCTATGTTTTGATTGCCGTAGTTTGGCTCTACTTTAGGAGCTGTTCCTGTAAGTTCAGGCAAAAAATCAAATGCTTTGTCTTCCATTAATTTTGAAGCGATGCCTCTAACTGCATCCACAGACAAATTAAATGTGCTTTCAGGAGCACCTAATTTAGTTATGTTACCTTCTGCGTTTGTAGTAGCACTACTTATATCTTGACCCATAACTCTAGCCATTGCAGAATCAAAAGTTTCTCCTGCTTTTGCAATAATATTATTATTTTCATCAGTTAAATTTTCTGTTAACTTAACATCAAACATAATAGGTGAACCAACAATACCATTAAGAACGCCATTAATTAAACCATCTCTGCCTTCCATACTATAAAGAGTAGTGTCCCCTGATTTTTCAAATTCAGCTTTGTTCTGTTCCCAGAGTTTTCCTAAACCGTTGCCTTTCATAACAGCTTCCATTGCTTCAGAACCCGCACCCATATATAAGTCGTACATACTGTCTATTTCACCGCCGTAGCTCTCTGCTCTTTTCATTACCTCATATACCATATAGTCTAGTTCACTAGGAACAGCATCAAGATTAGAAAATTCTCCAGTTTGAGGAACTGCTAATTGAGTACCCTCACCAATAAACTGTTCGTCTTTAAACGTAGCCTCATATTGAGTCTGTAAGTTTTTGTATATTTTGTCAGCGTCAGCATCTATTTCTTCTGCCGGGTCTCTATCAGCATACTTAGTTATAAGAGCCCCATCAGATTGATATCCTACATTACTGCTTGATGTACTAGGAGTAGTCGCACTAGAAGTAGTTGCACCTCCACCACTAGTAGCCTGTACAACATCCATAGTTACTGGTTTAATAGAAACATTACCAGTGTCATCAGAAGTTATTTGATATAGGGCTGTGTTTCCATCTTTTCCTACAATTTCTTGGAACTCACCTAAAGCTAATTTTCTTTTTAGTTCTTCCGCATTAAGTTCAAGCTGTTTAGCTAACTCGTTTATTCTCGTTTCTTCTTTTTCTTCTCTAAAAGTTAAGTCTTTGTTTTGTAGTTCTAAAGAACTTGTTCTATAAGATGTATCGGCAGTTAATTTTTTCTCATCAAAAGCCTGTCTAGTATCTCTTTGGTCTAGTTCTCTATCTGTTTGCCCCATTGTAGTATTTTTAACTTCAACTTCTCTAGCTTTATCTCTAAACTGTTGGGCATAATTAGGAAGACCTGCAGCTACAAACTGTCTAGATATGTGAAGTAAATCTGTAGGACTATTAGGGTCTCTGTTTGCATTTTGAGACATAATAGTATTTACAGCCTCAGACTTTTCTTCTTCAGGAGTTTTCATTCCTGCCATACGAGCTAGTCCTTGAGCCATCATACCGCCCTCTAGACCTGCAGCATATACTGCTACACGACCTCTTCCTAACTGTGCCATCTGAAGAGCTCTATCTCTTATCCCTGCGTTTTCATTAGAAGCGACATCAAATCCACTCATACCTTGAAACATTCCTTCTGCCATATTATCCTCTCTTATACACTAAATAGTGATGATGCAAATTGTCCTAACATACTGGACCTTCCTGCAGATTTAGCTGCTAACGCATCAGCCCAGTTCATAGAAGAAGCACTCATACCTGCCATATTCTTAGCTGTGTGTGAGCCTTGTCCTGTTTGTATTGATGGTGAGAAATAAGGATTAGCTTGACCTGCAAGGTTAAATCCTGCTTGTGCATATCCTTGTTCCCTAGCTATCTGTGAATCTAAAAGAGCTTGGCTCTGCATAAATGTGTCATTTTGTAAACTTAAATCTCTTCTACTAATGTTATCTAATCTAGCTCTTTCGTCCCAATAATTAACAGTGCTATCATCTGTTCCTCTAGCAATTGCTTGTTCTTTAGCCCTTAACTCTGCTAAATTATCTCCCTCTGTAAATAAACCTCTCTGTTGATTGTAGAGATTCTTTTGCATTTCCATAGGGTCGTAGGTGCTTATCTCATCTCCAAAAGATTCAGACCTACCAAGAAATCTTTCCATAACTCCACGAGCATCATCAGACATTTCTTGTTTAATAGTTTTGTTTTCTCTATCATAAGTAACAGAACCTAACGGACCGCTAATATCCCAAGGCAATGACCTTTCGTAGGCTAAATCATTCATTGCTACTTGCCTATTGTAGTCATCTTCTGCGTATCTAGCAGCGTTTCCCATACCGCCCAATAATCCTCCTAAAGGAAAATTAAATGTTGATTTCTTTTTTGGCTGTTGTATGTAGTTTCCTACTCTACTTGTGTACCCATAATCGTTTGGTCCTGTTCCTGTTCTTGTGGAAGCGTACCTACGAGCCATATCGTTTTGTCTATTGCCTGCATTTTGTCCTGCAAATAATGCCATTTCTATCTCCTATTGTCCTGAGTATGTTACTTTAAATGAGTGTCCGTTATTTCCAGAACCAGCTACACTTAATGAGCCACCTCCAGAACTTCTAGTTAAACCTGATACTGTTCCACCAATATATATTGAATAAACACCGCCTGTATTACTTGCTCCTACACCATCTGAATCTGTACCGAGTTCAGCTTGATTGTAATATGAAACATAAAATCCATCTGCTAAAGTAAATCCACAAGTTTTGTCTAATGAACCACTACTTCCAGATGTATAAGCTGGTTGTGAAGCAAAAGCTAATGGATATGTAGAATAGGTAGAACCAATAAAACTATCACAGTTACCACCTGCTCCAAAACTAACAGTAAATATATCTGTTCCTATTGGATAAGGATGTCTAGTCCATATCTTAGTACCGTTAAGATACACATTATCCATATCAGTACCGTTTAACTTGACATCGTGTTGTCCTGTTAAAACACTTCCATTAAAGTAAATATCTCCTGCCATACTTATCCTATTAAACTATTTGCTGCTGTTAAATCTTCATCTGTCCAAAAATCAGCAGTTACAATTCCTTTTAACCATTCTATATTAATTGATTTGTGTATATCCCAACTAGCTTGTACCATATTATCTGGCTTACCTGCGTTAATGTTGTCAACAACTTTACACAATCCTTCATAACAACTAGATATTTGTTCTGTTGTCATTATGATGTAGCTATATATAAGTCACCACCAGATGTCCAAATCTTAGCCATACCTAATACTGTTTGTGAAGCAGCAGGTGTATTTGCCTGAACAAAAGCTGTTGTAGCTATCTGTGTTGTATTTGTAGTAGTAGCTGCTGTTGGTGCAGCAGGAGTACCAGTAAATGTTGGACTTGCTTTTTCTCCTTGGACAAATGCTGTAGTAGCTAATCTAGTAGTGCTGTTACCTGCTGACTGTGTAGGTCCAGTTGGAACACCAGTAATAGTTAAAGTACCTGCTACTGTACCATTGTTCATAGCAAAATCTTCTCCGGCATCTCCGTTAACATCTTGTTTAGAATTAATAGCTGTTCTGGCTGCTACAAATTCAGAATTAAAATCAGCCCCTGATATTACTTTTGCTGCGTTTGAATCAGACAAAGCATCTTTACCTGCCCAATCTACCGCAATTGTATAATCACTCATCGTATTTTCCCTTGTAAATGTAAAATTGATAAATCTTGTATAGAAGCATCGTAACCATTACTTACAATACTCATATTTAATTTTAGTGTTTTTGCACTACCTGTTAGTGGAGTTCTATATTCGGTTAATCCATACACAGGAGTAAATTTAGAAGCACCATACAAAGAAGTAGAAGCACCCCACAAAGCTATAGTTCCTGTAGTTGGAGGAGCTAAAGTTATAGTTGTGCTGTTTGTTGGATTAATGCTAAAATCTTTATACCATTGTAAACCAAGTGTAGCACCTGAACCACCTTCTAAAACTAATATCATTTTTTTAAGTAAAGAAGCAACACTTCCTTCTGTTAACGGTATCCATATAGAAGACACATCAGCAGTAATAGCAGCATTAGTATAGCTGGCTGCTGAACTAACCCACGCCAAATCCACATCAAAATATCCTTCATAACCTGCAATACTCCCATCTTTTTGTCCTACTAACAAACCATATAATTCAGTGTATGTTAAACTATATGGTTCTCTATCATTACTAAATGACCAAGTAGTAATCCTTGGTGCTTTGTTAGGTGTAAAATGTTTAAAATCAAAAACATAATTAATATTTAAAGAAGGAAAAGAAACAATATAAATTCCTTCGTTTTCTACATAAACACTTTTAATTTCTGAGCTTTGCCCTATGTTTCTAATTAGTGTGTCTTTAATGTTTTGTGTTAAATCCATTAAAGGAACCTTATCTTTTTCTGAAGTACGAGCCAATGACCTTAGTCCAGTTGAAGACATAAATAATAAATCATCTCCGACTGCTTGTACTGAATCTCTAGCTATACAACCAACACCTTTAATTACTTCGTTTAACTTAATGCTTCCTATTATATCAGGGCTTTCGTATAGTGCTATGTTGTTCTTACCAAAAATTGCAAGCTGACCATAAAAAGGAGCTATAGCTACAATATCATCCTTTCCCCATACTTTTTTTAAATCTAAAGAACCGCCACCACTTGATGTTGTATAATCATCAGAGTCTAATAAAGCAGAATAATGCAAAACATCTTTCTCTTCTTCTACTCCGCCGACCCACATACGACCATAAAATCCTGTGCCACAACTAGGTTTAAAGGCACCTGAACTTACGGTAGGAGGTCTAGTAGCATTATCAAAAGCTGCCCATTTAGAGCCTGCACTTGCTGCACCACTATATCTTTGAGGTACAATTCCTTCGTGTAGACAATGTAATCTATTGTTAAAATTTATAAACTGCCAATCTCCTGTGCTATTGGCAACAGTATGTTTAACATCAGCACCGCTACTAGGAAAAGCAGCATTAGGTGAGGTAAAATCAACTGTGTAAATAGAAGTACCGTGACTAGCAAATATTTTATTAGTTCCAGAATCATTGTGTTCTACTATAGAACCTATAGCTGTACCGCTTGGAACTACTTTTTGTTTTAAACCTTTTCTAAAAGATATTCTTCCAGACTCTCTTAATACTACGTTATCAGCCTTAGTAAGAAAAGAAGGGTCTAAAGCATTAGGATTGCTTTGAGTATTTAAACCATTTACACCAAAATTAGGTAAAGGTTGTACTGTTAATTGTTTAGCCATTATACAACATACCAATCAGTATCATATTTAGAATTACCGCTATCTCTCATAACTGCTTGATTTAAAACAACCATTGCTTCCGCAGCAGCAGCACTTGATTGTGTTCCTCCGTCTTCTCCTCGTTCTGCTATAGCTCTAGCCCAAGCTCCTAACACAATAGGTTGAGCAGGTATTTTTAATACTGTAGCAGCTAAAGTTAAATCATCTTGATATTTAACTATATCAAAAGATATTGTTTGTGCTTCTGTAGGTATAGGCGATAAATCTACTTTAAGATTATTAGAAGAATCTGCTCCATTAAAACCATAATAATTAGGTTCTCCTGTAGGGTCAGTAGGATACTTAATGCTGTTTAAATATTGTTGTGTCACCGGTGACAAACTATTTCCTGTAGAATTATTTGTTACATCTAAAACTTTAAACTCTTGACCTGAAGATAAATTATAATTCTTTGTAGATGCTACTGTAGATACGTTAACAGTTTCTCTAAGAACTAACCAATCGTGATAAGTCTCAGCAGTTCTTTTAGTATCATTAACTAAAGAACCAATTACTTTTTGATAATCAGAAACTGTGCTACTATCATTTATATTCCCAGACCAATTAGAAGATATAGTTTCTTCTCTTAGCCTTATTAATACTTGATTTATTAATT